AAGCTAATGCATCTTGTATATTTGCAATCATCATACGTACCATTGGTCGTACTGTAGTTGCTGACATTATACGAGCTAATCCACCTAGTCGTTGTGAGCCTAACTGCGTTAGGCGAGCAATCTCTGTAGCTGTACGAACTTCACCAGTAGGCATACCTTGTTGTGCATCTGATGCAGCAGACAGTCTTTGTTTTAATTCTCCTAATTGACCAATATCATTCCAGTGACCTTTAGTTACATCTGGAACTTGTGCTATGAAAACACCATCGCCTGGTTTTGTTCCAGGTAATGTACGAACAATACCATAAGGATTTCTATCTACTAAATCAGGAACTGATACTTGTGTAGGATCAACAAATATTAAATTATTTAATGCTGCCTGTACGTTATCGATACGTGATCTAAGCAACCACGTAGCGATATCATGTAGGGGTAACAATATATCATACAGGCTTTGTCCATAAGTTTTATGTGAATCTTGAAATAATCCACCAAAAGCAAATGGTAACTGTTGACCATAAGGGTTAAGTTGGAATCTTACACATACTTGTTCATCAAGTATAGCAACAACTAAATATATAGTTTCTATTGATGGTATATTTATTTCTGCACCAGATAATTTTATCCATGCTTCATCTACCATCCTTGCATCACCTAATGTAAAAAATGATCCTTGTGTTGTATTACTTTTTTGTAATGACTCTGCTGGATCAATAGATAATCCTCTTCCTTTTTCTTGTTGAAATCTATGTGCGTTCCAAGAATTTTTCATTGGAGATATACTTCTTAATCCAGGATATTTTTTTAGTTTAGGATATAATCCTGATTGTACTAATGCATTGTATGATTGAAAGTCAGAGCATACTATATATTGCATGTTTTCCCAATCACCCCATTGTACACGAGGATCAGGAAACACACGTCTTGGATCGAAGTTAACTATTTTTGATTGATTAAATTTACTATCCCAAACTATTTTTGTTGGAGCAAAACCATAACGTACAGAGTCAAGTAACATTTGTGCCATTCTTGCTTCACCTGCTGTACGTCTCATATGTTGATGTAAAACTCTTTCTAATACTGCAGCAACTTTTCTTGACTTTCTATTTAATCCTTCCAACATAAACATTGGATTACGACCAGCTAATGCTGACATTAAATATGTTGTAACTGTGTCAGCTACTGCACGTGTATCTGCTATAACTGCTTTTTCTCTAAATTTTGTTGATGATGGTTTGACATAAACATCATGTGCCATGTCAGCTTCTCTCCAGTGATCATATCTATTTTTGATTTTGTCGTGAGACATATCAACCATAGCTTTCACATATTGTACTATTTTATTTTCTTCTTCGTCATTTAAGTCAGAAGATATATCTTCATAATTTTGTAGTTTATTTATATGTCTAGATAAATCTACAACTACATTAGATTCAGAATCAATTTTGATGTCTCGGTAATTTCCACCGATATAATTATTTGCTACCATAAAACTCCAACAGTATTGTTACACATAGAAGAAAATCTATAAGTATGTCGTCCCTATTCTCCCCATCCTTGCCAATCAGTTTTTCCCATTTCAGACTGTAATGATCCATGAGATGTGATTGGTAACGTCTCTAATTCACCAGCATTAAATGACATACGAGATAGTTTATCTAATGCTATTGTTAATGCATCTATTTGGTCATCATGTGATCCATTAGGGAAACCAACAGATTCTTCTAAAAAGTCATCTAACCAAGTAGCTGTTTTGTTTAAGAATACTCTACCACCTTCTATTAAGTCTGTAATTGCTGCTACACGAGATACCTTATCTACTGATACTTTGTATGGTATAACTGCTAAACCAGATTGATTTTTTAATTCTTGTATGAGTGATTGTCCCGAAGCTTTATCTTCTATATGTATACCTCTCAATCCTTTGCCACGCCATTTTGTATTCATATTTATTAGTTTTCTTTTTAGCTCAGGAAAATCCCACCTACCTCTTTTTATATCTATAATGTAGATATCACCTTGATTATCTAATCCAGCTACTACAGCAACAGAATAATCTGCTGTTGTTGTTTTTTTAAATGCTGTGTCACAGGCTATTATTATTGTTGGAAACTTTTCTATATCTATGTCTTCTGTATTATAATATTTCCACCATTCTGTTTTTATCATATTACCACCTTTAATATATGGTGACTGTTGATAGAGTGCAGCAAACTCACGAGGATTTAATTTTTCCATTTTACGCAAGTCAGCCATAGGAAATCTTTCTTCCCATAAAGGATATTCTTTTTTAACCTTCATATATCTTTTATATCTAGATACTTTACTTAGTGGTAAGTGTGCATACTCTGGATTACGTACTTCATCTTTAGATTCTTTTTCTATAATAGCAGGAAAGTTTACATGCTCCCACTCATACCAATCTTCTTGTTTTTGTATTCTTCCACATAAATCATCAGGGTGCCATCTAGTAGCTATACATATAACAGCTGGCTGCTGATCATCTAATGGTTGTAAACGAGTTAATAATGAGGCAACATAATAATCCCATACTTTATTTCTTTGTATTGCTGAGTCTGCATCTTCACGTGATTTGATTGGATCATCAATGATAAGTAAGTTTGCACGTCTACCAGTAGTTGTTCCACCTAAACCAATAGAATAATAAACACCACCTTGAGATGTACCCCAATGATCAACTGCACGAGAGTCAGCTGATAATTCTAAACCACCAAATGCTTGTGATGTATTAGGATCTTTAGCATACTGTCTTACTTGTCTTCCAAAAGTCATAGATAACTCTGAGTTATATGTAACACACATGACTGCACGTTCAGGATTTCTACCCACATAATATACAGGGAAAAGACAAGACGCTAAGAATGATTTACCATGACGTGGTGGCATGTTTATCATTAGTCTTTTAATTTTACCTCGCTCAACTGCATCCAATTTATTTATTAAGTCTATTTGAAAACTAGCTAGATTAAATTTAGGGTGATGAAGTTTTACAAATCCAGCAAATGTTTCTTCAGCATTTCTAAGAGACAATAATCTCTTAGCTGCTTCTTGCTTTGTTATCATGATAATCCTAATTGTTTTTTATAATATTCTAATTTTTTTAATTCTTCTTTTAAATTTTTTCTTTCTTTAGGATCTTTTAACTCTTCTGCCATTATTTTAAATACTCTTTCAATAATTGCACGTTGTCTTTTATCTGGATCAGATATTGTAGACAAATCTAAAGACTGTATAGCTTTGGCAAAAACTTCTGGACTTATTTTTGCAGGTTTAAATTTTTTTTCTATGTTAGTTATTGACATTAAGTGTCTCCTTTACAATACAGACATTTTCATTTCTGCAGAATTTTATGTGAGTGCCGAACAGCAACGTGGCACTCGTGCAAGGCGGGTTGGGTACCACGCCCCCCCATGTTTTGCAACCTCGACCTTTACACACAAAAACCTTAGGTTTTTGTTGTAATTGCTAGGTTTTCTGCACTTGGATACAACCTTTTTAAGGTTGTATACAAGGTTTCTGGAAGTTTTCACTCTTGCCTTGCAAGAGGTGAAAATACGGCTTACACACATGAAAACGCTGTCATTACAACACTTATAGTGTTGGGGGTGGTATGTTGTCTACACACACATGAACACACAGAGGCACACGATAAAGGCTGGAAACCCTTAGCTATTTTAGTGATTATACAAAGTATAATCACAAAATAGCTAGGAACTGTCGGAGTGGGAAGATTTTTGCTGTCATTTCACGCATTACACACACCGACACGCTAGGATTTGGCGATTTTTTATAGGTTTTTAACCCTTACAAAGTAAGGGTTTAAAAAACCTTAACCCAACTGCTGTGATGAAAATTGGAACTTGTTC